AGCCATTTCGCTGCTTCTGGAAAATCATCTGGGTTGGGCCGCTTTCCCGGTGGTTGGCGCGATGGAGAAACCAGATCGTGTCACCGTCTTGCTCGAGCGCCCCGGATTCGCGGAGGTCCGACAATTGGGGGGGGGCATCTGGGCCGCGTTGCGTAGACTGCCTCGATAACTGCGACAAGGCGATTACCGGCACGGTCAGTTCATCCGCCAGAATTTTCAGGTTCCGCGAGATGTCCGCGACCTGCTCGCTCCGCTGTGCCTTCGTCAGCGTACTGGTCACCAGTTGCAGGTAGTCCACGATCACCAGGTCGAGCCCATGCTCGGACACCAGGCGCCGACACTCTGCCCGAATATCCTGCATGGTCCGACGTGCCGTGTCGTCGATGTGGATGTTCAGCTCGGACAGTTCGCCGATGGCGTGTGCCAATGGCCCCCAGTGTCGTTCGAACAGATAGCCGCTTTGGATTGCCGACAGCGGCACGCCGGCCATTGACGCAAGCATCCGGTTTTCCAACGCCTGCCTCTTCATCTCCAGCGAGAACAAGGCGACGTGGCGCGGGGCACCAGTGGGCCGCACGGACCGCACGGCGGCCTTCGCCAACTCCAACGTCAACGCCGTCTTCCCGATGGATGGGCGCGCGGCGCCCACGATCAGTTCGCCGGGTTGCCATCCCAATGTCAAATCGTTCACGCGTTGATAGCCCGTCTCCACGCCAAGCACGGTGCCGCGCCTCGCGTATCGGTCCTCTAAGGTTTGCAGTAGGCTATTTGCCGTCGCGCGCAATGACTGCATCCGGCCGTCGCCCTTGGTGCGCTGGAGCGCCAATAGCTTGAGGTCTGCCTTCTGGATAATCGCGTCGGCCGGCTCGTCGTCCTGGTAGGCGTCTGAGAGAATGTCCGACCCCAGTGAGACCAATTTGCGGAGTCGGCTTTTCTCGCGCACGATGCGGGCATACTCGGACACGTTTGTCGAACGCGGAATCCCATCAACGAGGCTGGAGAGATACGCGGCACCGCCCACCTCCTCGAGTAGCGACCGTTTCGCCAAGTAGTCGCGCGTGCTGATGAGATCCGCGCTCCCGTTCGGGCGCTCGAGCAGCGCAACAATCGCCTCCCACACCATGCCATGCGCCAGCCGGAAGAAGTCCGTTGGTGAGCCGATGTGCTGTGCCGCGCGCTGGTACAGGTCGTTGTACAACAGCACGGCGCCAAGGACCGCCCGCTCAGCGTCCAAATTGTGCGGCAGCGTTCGGTCTCCCGCCTTCGCCCTACCCACCGTGTGTCGCCCCACTCTTCACGTCCTGCGCTCGGCGCATCGTATGTTCCTGGTCGGAGGTGCAGGGTGGCGTGTGGAGGCAGTCGCGCACGGGATAGCCCAACTGCGGCGACGCTACCAGCGTGTTGAATTGTCCCACGAACAACCCGAACGGGTGCTTCGCTCGCTCTCGGTACGCGTCCGGCACGTGGAAATAGGCCGAGATGCGATTACACAACTCCGTTGGTCCCACCGCTTTGATGAGCCGTTTCCACTGCGCGCGATCCTTCGCGAACTGGAACACGTAGGGCGACCCGTATTTGCGCTCGTACTCGCTCGAGAACATCGACTCGACCAGTCGTAGGTGATCGCCCGTGATGGCCTCCCCGCGCAGGAGCGCCTGCAACTCCTCGGTGACCTCATACGTTTTCGCCTGTAGTTCGCGCAACGCCTCCACCAACTTCATCGCCCTCGCTATCTTCCGCTCAGCGTCTGATTGAGCCATACCACTCCCCCCTCTTTCCGTCTCTTCAGATCGTCAAGATCTAGAACTCCTGTTATTTCAGCTTGTTATCTTGGAAGTGTGACGTAGTCACATCTTCCAACGGAGCAACTTGTTGCTCCGAGCAGAGCCCCACCCACCCTACGAGGTTCTGCCTCCCTGGATGTTGGCCTATCGGCGCGATGGTGGTAGCCCGCTGATGGTTTGCAGTCTGCCGATATTTCGAAGGCCCCGGTGCCAACAGCTCGCGGGTCCCGCACCCTGCTCGCGCCTCGGTAGATTCGCCCCGGCGCGTGTCGCCTACGCAGTTATCCTCGGTGTCGCGACATGATCGACGAAGGCCGCCCCGAGCGGTGGGCCGCTGGACGGGTCGTCTCGCGTCTCTGGCAGAGGTTTCCGCGCACGCGGCTCTGTGGGTCCATGATGCGAGCGAGCATCGGAACAGGTTGCCGTAGTGGATTGTCGTATGGGAAAATCAGGACCGCAGCCAACTGCTGCGAACTGGCCTCCCCGTGCTTCTCTCACGGCGTTGCCTGGACGGTTCGAGGCACTCAACCTCGAACCGTCACTTACTCTACGCCCACCTCTTCCAGTACGTCAACCGTTGTGCCTCAGGACCGCTGACGCCACGTGCCGCAATTGCTGCTCGCAGCCAAGGCGATAGTTACGGAGCGCCACCTGGAGCCGCACACGCTGCGCCCCCGTGATGTCCATTTCATGGCGCACCGCATTGACAGTGCGCTGCAGCTCCTCGAGGAGTGCGCGATTGTCGCCCGACCCATTCGTCGCAGGTCGCATGATGTAATCCGTCTCGCGTGGCGTGAGGTAGAGATACATCGTTCACCGTCCCTTGCTGGCCTTCAACCGGTCGATCCACTGGCTAGCCTGTCCCATCGTCAACTCCTTCGGCACCTGCGTGACGCCGAGCTTCTTCAGAAATTCAATCTGCCCCCGCGACACAGCCCGCGACATCCACGGGGCGTCCACCGCCTTCAACTTCAAGATGCTCTGTCGCTGCGACTGGATGAATTGCTCGGCCATATTCGCCGCGTCGTGCTCGGTGGTGCAGTGCGTGGCAAGTGTCCGCTGCCGGCGAGGCTGCGCTGGATCTGACGGCTTTACCGTCGCCACTACCTCCCACTGCCCGACCAGGTCCGCCACGACCTGAACGGTTTCTGTCCCATCGGCCCACGGATACGAGACCTGATAGCGCGTGTCATCAATCTTGACCCATTGGACGATGCGCCCTTCACCGAAGGCGCCGAGTGGCCGCACGCCCCAGAAGACATCCACCCGGCGTGCGAGCGCCCCCAACTGCTCGAGCGTCATGCGCCCAGCCTTCAACGCCTCCTCCACGTCGAAGCCTTGCGCCTCATTCATCAACTTCTCGAACTCGTCGGCCTGTTCGGACAGGGTCTTCCCGTTGACCAGCATCGACGGCGGTAGCCCATACAGCATGGGCGATGCCTGTAGCGAATGCTTCCGCGCGAGATCGACAAGGTCGATGACGATGCACTCTCTTTTGCCAGGGAACAACCGCAACCCTCGCCCTGTCATCTGCTCGTAGAGGCTCGCGCTCTTGGTGGGCTTCAGGTGCAGGATACAGCCGGTGCGTGGCAGGTCGGTGCCCTCGGTCAGCACCATGCAGTTGAACAGGGCGTCTATCTGTCCGTCCTGGTACTGCCGCAATTTGATGCGCCTGTCCTCGCGCGGGGTCTCGCCACTGACCGCATCGGCCCGGTAGCCACTCTCGCACCACAGGTCCTTGCAGTCGTGCGCGTGCTGCACATCGACCGTGAATCCCAGTGTGGCGACACCCTGCGCGTGCTCGCGCCAGGCCGCCAGTGCGAGTTGGTTTCGCGCAGCGTTGTTGACCGCATCCGCCAACTCGCGCTGGTTGAAGTCCCCGCGCTGTGTCCGCACCGCATCGAGCGACGTCTTGGTCTCGACGGACCACGACGTGATCGGCACCAGCCACCCATCCGCGATCGCCTGCTTTAGGTCGTACGAAAACGCGATGGATTGGAATACGCACGACAGCCCAACCGCATCGGTGCGGTTCGGCGTAGCGGTGACACCGAGGAGGAGTCGGTCGCGTGGGGCCTGCTGGTCCCACCCCGCCAGCGCGCGCGTCATCACCTCGACGTCATCGTGCGTGGTCGCCTCGATCTCAGCGCTGTCCGCGATGGCTTGTGTTGGTAGGAATCCCAGATGGGCCAGCGCGGTCCGGTAGGACTTCGCCGCCGCATGATGGCACTCGTCTACCACCACCACGCGAGGCGTGCAGTGCCGCAAGAGCTTCCGCAACCGCGCAAACTTCTGCGCCTGCAGGGTCTGAATACTTGCGACGATCACGTCCGCGAATGGGCTCGCGTGGCGATTGGCCTGCTCCACCATGACGATGAGGCCGGGGTTCGTCGCCGCGATCGTCTGCGCGGCTTGGTCGAGCAGTTCCTCTCTGTGTGCGATCACCAGCATCTTCCGATCGTTCTCTGGGAATTGGCCGAGCCATGACGCGAGGACGATCGGGAGGTTGGCGAAGGTGAACGTCTTACCCGTGCCGGTTGGTTTCTTCCACAGGAGACGGTTATACCCGCCCTCCAGCCCGTCGATCACGGACTGGAGGGCGGCGACCTGATAGGGACGGAGTTCGCGTGTCACTGTGGCGCTCATTGCACGCGCCCGATTACTCCGACGCTAAGAACATGGCCCGTGGTGGCGTCGTCCTTGTGGTCGATGGTGTCAGCCACGCTAGCTTGCACCATGCGGAGTGTCTGTAGTGCCACGTCGTGGTCCGCACTACACGCGATGGTTAGAGCGACGTTGACAATCGCCGCTGTCGTTAACGCGAGCCTGACATCTGCCGAGCAGCCAGGCGTTAGCGCAATTATAGCGTCCGGCGTCAGCGCATCGACAACAAGGTCGATGATCTGTCCGAGAGCGTCCTGCAGCATGCCGTTGCCGTCGTTATCGACAGCGATCAAACTTGGGTGAATTGGAGGTTTCGTCATCCCTACACCGAGGTCGTGGTCTTCAGGCGCAGACCGGGAATCTTGTTGATCTCGTCCTTGACAGCCCTCGCGATATCGTTAAGGACGGGCTGTTGGTATGTCGCCACGCTGGCCGGCACGTTGTAGCGCATCCGGAGCGTCGGGTCGAGCACGACTGCCATGAACGCAGCCTCGTCCACGACTTCGCATGAGTAGTAGACGCGACTCGCCTTTGCGACCTGTGATTGCGGCGCGGCGGTCTCCGCCACGATGGCCACAAGCGGCGCGTGTCGCTTCGCCTCCGCCTGTTCACGGATCGCCACCGCCGCACGCTTCGCCTCGATAGCCGCGCGCACCTTCTCGGTCGCCAACAGCTTCGCGGCGGCCTTGTCGGCGTCCCGGTAGCCGACACGCGCAGCGGCGGCATGCGCATTGCCCGCCACGCCAAGCCCGCACACGTACGCCTCAACGAACCGCGTCTCACGGTCGCTCAACGTCGGGGCGTTCGCCTCCGCCTCGAGCGCCAAGCGCTCCGCCTCCTCCTGCTCGCGTTGCCGCTGCTCACGCAGACGCCGCTCCTCGGCGAGGCGCTTCTCTTCGGCCTCCTTCCGCACACGCTCCTGTTCGCGGCGCTCGTAGGCGCTATGAAGCGCGTTACCGCGCGTTTTCACCTGGTCCCGAATCGCCGTGGCTCGGTTCCGCATCGCTGTCAGGCTACGGTGCATACGTGAGAGCACCGTGGTGACCTCCCAGTGCTGTTCGAGGAGCTTGGTTTCCGCCGCGTTCTGGCGGATGCGCGCGATGAGGTCCTCGTCTTCCTCGCGCGATGTGGGCTCCCGCCATGCCTGCGCGGAGACCAGGTCCTGCGAGGCACGTTCCTCCAGCGACTGCGCCTGCGAGAAGAACACGGCCATGTTGTTGACGAACGTCGCGATCGGCGCAGCCTCTGTCTTCACGAGTGCGACATCCGGGCGCTCCTGTGCGTCGATGATCTCCGGCGTGACCGCCGCAGCGGTACGTGACGTTGCTGCCTTCTTTGCCATCTCAGTCTCTCCTGTGTGTTTCGGTTGTCGGTCGGACGGTGGGGGAGGTCCCGCTCCCCTCACCGTGCAGTGTCTTACCCCTGTGCGAAGGAGTATACGCCTACTTCGGTCGTCGCGTCAAGCGCTGTGTCTGATGGCGCAGATTCCGGAGTTCCGACTCGTGATGTTTACACGCCCCGATACGGCCCACCCTTCGGAGCGCTGGCCGCCCACACCACCAGCACGTGGTTGATGTGATGCGCTCCTTCCGGATCTTCACGAGGCACCACGCTTCACTCGCGGCGGCGCCCATTTCCAATACCGCGATCCGCCACGCACCCACGGCATCCAGATGAGCAACGCCAGCGGCTTCGGGTATCCGTGCCTGTGCCCCTCGAAGGCAAAGCGTCCCTGGATGAAGACGACGTAAGCCTTCCCGCTGACGTGCAGTCTCCACCACTCGGTATCTGTGGCGGCTGGAACCAGTTGGCAGATGTAGGCGCCCTTCCGCGCTTCCTCGAAACAGCGGATGGCCCACGGCTCGATATTGTCGAACGGACTGTTCAGCCAGGCCCAGCCCCGCTTCCACCCGCAGAACGCCGCCCAGTCCTGCGCGAACGCATCCTTCTCCTTCGTGAAGTACAACTCACACACGTGATACCGGTCCGATGCCGCCAAGTCGATCGCGAAGGTGGGGACCTGGAGCAGGCGATCAAGGACTGACCGAATGACGCGCGGCGGCGTGCCCACGTCCTGTTGCGTGCCTGGTCCGCCAATGCGTGGGCGCTTCATAGGTCCATCTCCGCGAGGATCCGCAACGCACGGTCCTGCGCCCAATCGGCCTTGACGTGGCCGGGAGCCTCCTCGGTTGCCACGCAGAACCACCCGTCTTCAGTTGGCGCGAGACCGAGCGTTTCCGCGTCCACCATGAACCGCACGGCCCCACGTGTCCCCTTGTCGGTCAACGGCACCACCTTCAGCGTGCCCTTATGGAGTGACACCTCGCCGTGTTGATGCCTGTGCGAGCAGAGCGAGATCACGTTGTCGGGTTGCGTCCGGTCGCCCTTGGGGTTCCCGCCCATCCCACGATGGGTGAGATGGGCGACCTCGGTCCTGAGTCCAAGCTTGCGACACCCACACAGTGGGAATCGACAGCCCTTGTCCGCCATCCGTGCCGCGTCCATGTGCTTCCGCTCGGTCGTCTTGCGCTCCGTCTTCTTCTTCTTCTCGGCCTTCTTGCGTGCCGTCCGTGACGGCTTGAAGTTCGTCTCGAATGTCATGCTGCCACCTCGCACACGTCCGTCAGGATGCGATACGCCTTGTCGAAGTCTGCCGGGTCGGTGTACTTCTCGATCTTCCCCTTCCCGTTGCGTTGCAGATACCAGCCCCACCGCTGGATCTGTGTCGCAGGTACCTTGATTTCGGGTTCCACCAAGATCGCCTGAAGCGCCAACTGGATCCCGTGCCACGACTCCTTCCCTCCGCTCTTGATTTCGCAGAGCGTGAGCACGCCCCCGATCTTCGCAAGGCGGTCCGGGCGCCCACCGAAGCGCCAATACTCGTGAATCAGCGCCTCCTCGACCATCTCCCACTTCGGCGACAGGAGATCGCAGAGGCTGACGTGTGCCTCGAGGTACGACTTGTAGGGGCTCGTGAGCGCCGGCAAATCGGCTCGCGTGAATGACGCTAGGTCGAAGTCGGCTGTCAGTTGATGGACGGCGGATCCGCGCACCTTACACTCGTCGGTGTACCACTCGTCGTCTACCCACCCCCCACGCTTGAGCAAGCCCGTGATGTGTGGCAATACCTCGCCCCTGGTCACGTCGAGATACTCGTGTTGATTGGCATCGTACGCGTAGCGTCTGCTCATTGGTCGTCACTCCCAGGCTCGCGGCCAAGCGTCTCTTCGCGCTCGAGCTGGAACTGCTCGGTGCCCGGCAGAGCCCCAGGGTGTTCCAGCGCGGCGGTGATGGTGTCGAAGTTAGCGTGCGTGATCTGTGTCGTTGAGGTGTACCCGAACGTCTCTCTCAAGTAGTCGTGAATCTCCTGCTCTGACCGTCCGCTCCGCCGCGCGATCGCCCAGAACTTCCGCCGCTTGTCATCGCCGATGGGTTCCGTCGCGTTGGCGAAGTGCGCGACCGGACGAACCGGCTGCGCGGGCGGTCTGGACTCGCGCAGGTCCACGGTGCGCTGCTCTCGGCGGCTCTTCTTCTCCCACCAGAAAGGCGGGTCGATGCGCCGCCGCCACTCTGGCCGGTTCGTCTTCTCGTTGAAGACGCTGACGCAATACTCCTCCTTGAATTGCTCACCGAACGACCGATCCCACAGTTCCAGCGCAAGCCCGAGATGCTTACAGCACCGCCGCAGCCCAGACGCCACTGTGCTCTCAAGCGCATCCCCGTAGCTCTGGCTCTTGTTGTTGTCGAAATACTCCTGTTCGCCCAACGCAAACGCCACCGGCTTGCCGTGGATCATCAGGAGATATGGCACGACGACCGTGTTGTTGTTCAGGAGCGGCTTACTCGCCGGCCGCAACGCCCACCCGGTGCGCCCAAACGCCTCGTTCAACCACCGTGTGTAGTTCTGGTGCGGCAAGTAGACTGCCCCGGTCGGCAGGATCCGCATGTCCTCGATCTTGACCGGACGCGACAGTACCGCCTCTTCCTCAGCGGTGAACTTCACCTCCACGAGGCCGAACTGCCCGAGTGCGATGTTCTCATCGAGGGAGGCCGCCAGGGTCTCAATCGACGCCGGAGGCGCCTCTACCTGTGCCGCTGCCGCCTTCGGCAGCAACGCGGTCGTCCGCGTGTGCTTCTTCTTCGCTGGCGCACGCTTCGCCAACGCAGTTACCTTCTTCGTCTTCTTCGTCTTGGTTGACATGTTTCCTCGCTTCAAGGAAACTGTGGCGGTCGGAATTGGCCTGCCTCCAGTTCCCTCCCTGTGCCCGGTGAGTGGGGCGTCCCTCCCCTGCTCACCGGGTTTCTTGCGTACGCGCTCCCGCCCTGTCGTCAGGCATAGTCCTGACAGCCGCAGTCCTGACACAGGAATCCGGTCAAGCCACGCGCGCCGCAGTCCGGACACGTCCCCATCGCGGGCGCCTCGACCCGCTGACTTTCCCGGCCCTTGATGTGTTGGTGGAAATGCTTGCCGATGGACTCGGCCGCGAGTAGCGCGTCGGCGTCGTCCTGCGATACGCCTGCGTAGTGGTAAATGCCGCCTGATTTGAACTCGACGACCAGCGTCTGCGTGTCCGGGTGATAGCCGACGCTCGTTAACGCCGAGCTTGTGATGGGCTGTCGATCGATGTAGTTACCCTTCAGTGCCATGTGAGTGTGCCTCCTGTGCGAAGGAGTATACACCCACATGGGCCGTGCGCGCAACTACCCCTCGAACAGCGCCTCGCGCAGCACGCGATCCGTAATCGCGGTCGCTTCGAGTGGCGGACACTTCAGCGCCGTCGCCACCGCCTGGATCGCCTCGGTGCGCTTGTCGGCGTTTGTGCGCGGGTCGGACGGACCGGTCGGTTCCATCACGCGCGACACCGCTCGTAAAATGGCGTGTTCTCGCTCAGACATCGTGGCTCTCCCGTGACAACGAAACGCTCATGAGTGACGTGACTGCGGCTGTGCCACCGCTGGCGTAGGCCTCTTCGATTTGGAGGTGTCGATACGCAGACGCGCGGTCTTCGAACCAGGTGCCATCAGGCCGCACCCACGCCGACGCGCTGGCTGGATGCGGCCTCCACCCAGCGGCCCGCAGCGCGGTCTCTACGACTGCGTCGGGGGCTTCCATGTGGCCTCGAGGTCGTGCAGACGGGCCTCCACCATCGCGAGGCGCGCCTTCAGGTCGATCACCTGGCGATGCAGCGCGTCTCGCTGTGGCGCGTGTTGCCACAGATCGGAGAAGCCCAGTTGCAACGCCTTGAGCCGCACCTGCTCCTCTGTCGCCGCGCTCCCGAGCTGTGTCCGCGCCAGCGCCAGGATCCGCACGCGATACTTACTGTAGGCCGACCAGGCCGCTGGTGTGATCACGCCGAGATACTGCAGCGCGCGCGTCGTCGCGTCGGTCGTGAACGTCGTGCCCATTTCCGGCGTCATCCAGCCCTTCAACACCAAGTAGCCAAAGACTGCCGCGATCGCCGTGCGGACCTGGCCGCCCAATGCTTCCGTGACCCACTGTTGAAACATCACTTCTCCTCGCACCACACCTGATCGGTGACGTCCTGCAGTAACTCCGACAGAAGAAACGTGCAGGGCGCAATCTTCGCATCCGGCTCATTGGCGAACAGTGGCAGTCCGCAGCCACGCCGGTAGAACATGGACAGCGCGACCGAGCAGATCACGCCGGGGCCGTCATACCCCAAGCCGACGAAGGCCAGCAGATCCAGCCACCCGTAAGGCTCACCCTGGAGATGCTCGGTGAACCACCGGATGCCGCTGGACACATCGCAGGGCACCTTCGGCCGCAGCACATGCGCCACCGTCGCATCGTTGCGCAGGCGGTAGATGTCGGCTCCCTTGCCTTCGCGAGATGCCACAGACCACCCGCTGCCGACATAGCCTTCGCAGTGCGCCACCCCGTGCCAGGTCTTGATCGCGATGACACGCCCGAAGAACCCGGATGGCCTGTAGAGAATCACGTCACCCGGCAGCAGCTTGCTCTCATCCAGCATCGTCATTTCCCCGTCTGCCGCAACGCCACCCACGTGGTCAAAAAGGTGACGGCGGCCGAGATGGTCTTCCCGTCCTTCAAAAATGCCACCAGGCCGCTGGTCTTTTCATCATGCTCTTTGACCTGACGCGACACGCCACGGATTGCGTCAGCGTTATCCTGCGCCGTTGCGCACGGCTCGCCTGCCGGAGACCTGCCGTCTCGACACCCAAACATCCGCTCGAGCTGCGCCTGCACGTCCACAATCAGATTGGCCGTGCGCTGGACGATGTTGTCCTCGAGGCGTTGGGCATCGAATCCGGCCGTGGGCGCCTGTCCTGCCGGCGGGGTTGGCCCCCCCGGTGCGCTCGGTGCGGACTCTGTGGGCCACGCGTAGACCACCTCTTGACCAGCCGCGAGCGCCACGCCACCGGACTGCACGACGACTGCGGAGTTCTCCTGATCCGACAGCACGTCATACCCCCAACTCGAGGCCACGTTGACGAGGTAATCGCAGGAGATCGACACACCCGGATACGCCGAGGGGCAGTTGTTCCCCGCGTCTTTCCGCAACATCGCCCACCCTGGGAATTGCGACACCACGCGATTGAGCAAGTCCGCGTTCTGCGCCTTCGTCATCGGCGTGGGCTTGGCCGCGCGAGCCGCACGCAGGGCCTCAATCACGGCTTGCGGTTGCGCCAGTGCAGACCCCGGCAGCAGCACGACCGCGAGTGCGAGTATCCATGTCTTCATTGTCGATCCTCTCGATACAGGCGCGCGTTATGTGCCGACACGCCACACATGACGCCGGCAATGATCGCGTTGGTTGCGGCGGCGAGTCTGGGGTGGCCGTGGCGTCCAATCGACCGCGTGGCTTTGAGCTGCGTGAACGCCAGTCCGAACTTGACACCAACGAAGTAGGCGGGGCTGTCGAACCGTCCAAGGACCGGCGTGGCTTCATGGAATCGCCCAGTGCCAATCAAGCGCTGAGAGTAGGCCGTGTCGAGCGCATGGCACCCCACCAGCGACCATTCCGACGCGGTATACCACGCCGAGTGTTGCGGCACCCGTGGCGCGGTGTCATCCGCAGCGGCCGGCGCTCCCCACAGGCACGCCACGAGGAGGACGCCGGCCATGCGGGACACGATCAGGCCTTCCGCTCCGCACGCCTGCGTCGAACGGCGGCCCCCAGTCCAAGTAGACCGCTTCCCAGCATGAAGAACGACGCCGGCTCAGGGACCGGGTCGCTGCTCAGCGCCGTCCGGTCCGTGTTCAGGGCGAAATCGTTGCCGTTCCAGGCACCCCGCTGGTTGCGCAACTCGAACACGAGCGACGAGCCAGCCCCGGTGTTGACCAGCCGCGAGAACGTCTCCGCCACGCCAGGCCCGTCTGTCTGGATCTCCATCCAGCTCACGCCATTCAGGTACCACGTCAACAGCGGCCCTACGAACCCGCTGTTGAAATTGCAACAGACGTTCGCCACCACGCTTGTAAACGAGTAGTCCGTGAAGGTCGACAGCCCCTCATAGACCAGCCGGTACGCGACCTGGTCGGGTGACTCGTCGTCGCCGTTCATGAACGCCCACTGGCCCGGTTCTGGCGTCACCCACAGGTCGTGACAGACACCTACCGCAGGCCCGACCGCGTACGTGCTCGGTGCCCAGCATCCATTCGGTGTGGTGATATCCACCCGCGCGTAGTCGCTCGAGACGCTCGTCGGCGCGATGGGAGCGGCCCATGCCGCACTCGAGAGACCGCCGAGGATTGACAGCGTTAGGACTAGAGACTTCATTCGTGAGAACCTCGATTGGAAGATGGCAGGTCCAGCCCCGCCTCGACCATTCTACACGGGCACAGCTACCGCCTGAATCCGACCAGTTCGATCACGTGAATAACGAACTCCGCCGCGAGGTTGACGGCCGTGACAAGCCCCGCGAATGCGGCGAACGCGATCCCCCAGCGCTTGGCGTCCGAGAAGGTCACGCGAAACACTGGACGGTCATACCCGGAGATATCGGCGGTAGTCATTGGCGGCCACGGAGTTCGCTCTGGCTTGGCTTCGAGCTTCCGCACGCGTTCGTCCAGCCTCTCGATATGCACCAAGACCTGGTGATGCTCATCCCGGCTCTCCCGACGAGCCTCCCCGATCATGCCCGTCAGGACTGTTTGGAGTTCGTTGATGGCGCGATACACGTTCGCTGACGAATCTGGGCTCATGGCGTCTTGGGTTCGTTCGGAATCGGCCCCCATCGCAGATCCTGCCCGAAGGTGTAGCCAGGGTTGGCGTTCTGGAGGGCGACACGAACCTGCGCCCATGTGACGAGTTGGCCCGCTGCAAGCCGCTGCTGGTAGTCGCCAAGTTCGGAATTGCAGGCCCCAATCTGACCAGTACGCTGCTGAAGCGCCTGCTGGAGCTGCTGGATCTGCTGCTGCACTGTGGCCTGACCAAGTGTAGGCACTGATTTCACTTCAGTAGTGATAGCCAAAGCCACACAAAAAGCGGTACTTTCCGTATCTCATTTTACCAAACCGTAAAGCGTCACAGTTCCGGTAGACAGATTTCCGGAAGAAGCTACAACCTGCATACCATTCACGGCCGTGGTGGCTTCTGATCGCCCGGAAACGATGTTATGCACGTAGATATTGGACTGATTGAGGTAGTCCCCTTCGGCTCTGAACTTGTGCCGAGCCGCGTTAGAGGGCCTAAACAGTGAAAAAGACCCCGTATACCCAATCAGACCAGTGACTCCGGAGTTGTCTACGTTGATGCCTACGGGTATTGCAGTGCTACCCCTACCAGCAGTGGCATCGTTGTACAGCCCAGATGTTACGTTATTGCCAAAATCATGACCGCCATAGAAATACGAGTTAGAGGCGGTATCCCAGGTGGATCCTCCGTCATGGGACAGTCTCACCCATAGACTCACGTCATCAGTACTTGGTACTACATCCACGAATTCCAAACGATACTGGTCGTACGTTGCTCCGATACCGGTCGTGAAATTCAGAGACGACGAGGAGGCTGCGGTCTTGCTCTCAATCTTTACCCAAGCCCCTCCTCCGCACCCAGTACAACTCGCCACCGTGGCATTACCAGATCCATCAACGGTAAAAGCCCCTCCAGAGACGTTAAGGCCACCTGGGACGGTCATGGTAGCAGGTGCGAACGTGTATTGCTTGCTGGCGGTCTGGTTTTCCCCGTTCGGGGTCACCTTCATGACGAACTGAGAACCCGTGGCTGTCCCGCTCCAGTTCTCGCTGGCCTCCATGTAGAGGGTGCCGGAGTAGCCCCACCCAGCACCTGTGTAGGCTGCAGGCTCTACTGCCACGCCCAGCTTGTCGCCGGAGAGGACTGCGGTGGGGGAGGCTGGCGTGCCCCTCGACCGCATCGGGAAGTTCCCCCCAGACGCGTTGGCAATCGTGGAGTAGGCGTAGGAGACAAAGCCTGGTGTCAGATCCCCCGCCTGCTCCTCAACGTAGACGAACGGGTAGCCGGCCCAGAATGACGCAGCGGAACTTCCGCTGGCGGCGCCAATCGTCAGCGCCTGCGTGGTGCTGTCGAACAGGAAATTCGCAGAGCCTGCAATTGCATCTGCGCCGGATCCGACCGGAACCTGACCAGCGGCGATACTGCCGCCGATGGTGCCACCACCACCACCTCCGCCGCCAGTCGCGCGGGAACTGGTGGGAGCGTTCTGAATCGACACGGTCGCTGTCCCAGACGTGTAGGCGGACATCCGCACGCGCACGACGGCCATCCCGCCGACACCGCCAGACCATAGACCTGTCGCAGTCGTGGACGTGACCGCGCTCGTGGACGCAATCGGCAAGAGCCCAAGCGGCACGTAATTGACGCCATCGATCGACCCCTCAAACGACAACGTCCCCACGAACGTGCCGGTGACCTGCACGGCTACACCGCCGACGCCAGACACCGACAAGACCAAACACCCCGATCCTGGGCACGTGGCCGATGTCAGGCCGGCACGTACGGATTGCGATTGAGCCTGCGCCGTCGCCACAGTGGCGAGCACCAGTAGCGCAGCCAGGCCCTCGAGTAGTCGCCGCATTGACTGTCTCCTTCCTAGAACGCTGGCGCCCAGGCCGCGATCTTCTCCATCGTCCACACCTCTACAGCGTCCGCGTCGGCGAACACCACGTCATACGCCCCGTCGTTGTCCAGGAACACCAACTTACGGCCGGTTCCATCCAGTGTCACTGGGTTCGCCAGTGGCACCAAGCCATCCGCGTCGGCGAACACGTCTTTCGGTGTGGTGGTCCCTGTCGCGTAGAACGTCAACGTGCCACCAGGAACCGGCGCCCCGGTATCACTGAGCGGCTGGTACAGGAAGAAGGGTGTCAGCATGGGTCTCCTAGAGCGTTGTGTCGCGGGCGGACCACGGTCAAGACTGCGTTCCCGCTGCTGCTCCGCGCACGAGCCGCATCACCCGGTTGCGCTGCTCGATGACCTCTTTCCGTTTGGCCGCCGACGACGCCTGCATCGCCCGCCCGAACTTCTGGAGGAATTGCCCCGTCAGCAGGGACCGCTCCTCCGGCTTGGCAATCTCCATCGCGTGAACGGCCTGCGACCAACTCGCCCGCTGGAATGCCTGCCTGAGCGCTCCGAGTCGCACCGTTCGCTGAGTCGCCCGCAGGGACTGCTGAGACAGGCCCCCCTCGCGTGCCGCCTTCTGGGCACCGGCCACGTCGCCGGACTGCATCTTCTCGCGCACGTCGCGACGCACCGCCGCCTGTTCGGCCTGCTCTTTCGATCGGTGCATGGGTGGCATCAGATCGTGCAGGTACTGCTCAACCGGTGAACGCTCCCACTCCGCCGATGCCGGCGTGAAGGGGGTCCCCTGCTGGACCACCCACGCCTTCAGCATCTCTTTGAACGAGGCGCCACCGCCCGCGATCTCTCGCGCGTTCTGCCATCCGATCGGCTCATGGCTCTCGGCCGCGTACTTCAGCCGATCGATGAACCGCCGCATCTGTGGGTCCGCCTCGTCAACGATCGCGTTCCCGAAGAAGTCCTCGTTCTCAACGAGAACGTAGAGCGTGTGCAGGATCGGCTTCAGTTTGTGCGACAGCGTCGCCACTGGGTGCATCGGCCATGCGAGGTAGTCCTTCATGTATGAGATGAAGGCCCGACGATTCTCCCGACCAGAGGCGTCCTTCGTCCCGTCTCGCGGGTAGAAGGCATCGCGGAACGCAAGTTCTCCATCGATTTTTCCCTTGTCGTCCTCACCAAGCATCTTGCCAGTGCGGAGGTGCTGGTAGATCGCGTCGATGAGCACGACTGTGATCACGAGCGACAGCACCCATGCGAACTCCCGCTGCACAAGGTGACCGTCTGGCGCGCGGTCGAACCCGCCCTCTGGCGCCTCGGCGGCTCCAGGCCCTGTCCCTTTTCCGCCTCCAGAGCCACCGTTGCCACCGCCGCCCTCGAGCTTCCGCTTCAGCCATCGGCCAGTGCGTGGAATCTGTCCGAACGCCTTGAACCCGGCCCGCAGCGAGCCGACCTGCCACCCGACCGACAAGAACGCGCCAGTCAAAACCTGCTTGAACGTGTTGTCCCAGAATAGATTCGCGTAGCGCAGTTGCCCGAAGCGGTCATCCACCGCATCCCATGCCGCGCCCAGAACGCTGCGTTTGTGGGCAAGCGTGGCGTCGTCCGGCAACGCCGCCAACTCCATCTCCGCCATGTCGAGGTAGGCCGCCACCTTCAGGTAGGGCACCCAGTGATTCATGATCAACTCGGTCGGCAGTTCGAACAGGGACAGGGCACCGTGGACGCCGGCCTTCGCGCCAGCCTTCGCCGCCTCACCCGCTTCCATCCGGCGCACGGACGCCACCAATTTGCGGATGTCGGTCATGAACTTCTTCGGAGCCTCCTCGTGCTCCCAGTTCGACCACCCAAACCCGCCCCCACCCTGGATGATCTGCCCGATAATCCCGGTAATGTCGTTCGCGTCCGCGTCGCGCGAGTAGAACTCCTGGACCGCCTTGTACCCACGCATCAGGTCCCTGATGACTCCGTGCGGTCCAATCCATATCGCCTTCTTCGCCGCCTCCGTACCCTGCCCGCGCGCCAACATCTCAGCCGCGACCGCCTGCTTCGAGATCATCGACTCGATGCCAATCAACCACAGGTGGAAGGATGACCATCCAAGAAGGAGCGACGTTGACGCATTCCCAAGCTTCTTGTAGGCGTCCATCAGGACCGATCGTCCGTAGAGCCCCGGTGACGTGTAGTTCGTCAGCAGTCTGACGACCTCTTTCGGCGCGTAGTAGTGCCCTGCCACCACTCGCCCGAAGGCCTGCTCCTCGACGCGCGGCCCGTAGACCGTCCCGAGCGCGGCTTCTGGCACACGCTCCCATCCCTCCAGTTCCTCCGGCTTGGACTTGGTCGCGGGCACGTAGACCTCGAACCCGTGCTTCTTCAGGTCCTTCTGCATCGCTCGCGCGTTGAGCGATCTCGACATCTCCGTAATCTTGCGAAGCATCTGCACCGCTGGGTTCCATGACGCCGGCTCTAACCCCATCGCGAGGCCCTCGCGCATCGTGGGTATCGTTCGGCGCTTGCGGAACGACTCGCGGCCTTGAATAGGTCGCCGCGAGAACAGGTTTCGGAGCGACATGCCCTCCTTCGACGGCTGCGCCCACTCGTGCGGGAAGTAGTGCTCGATGTAGTTCTCGATCAAGCCTTCATCGATAAGCGTCTTCGTCCACCGCTCGATAAGTGACTTGAAGAGCTGCACGAACTGCCGGTGTGCCCGTGGCAACGACTCGACCGGCTCCAGCCCCTCCATGACGTCCCAGAACGCGATAACTTCCTGTCGTGCCCAGCCATCCATGACCTTGCGCACATCTTCAAGGAGCTTGCCAGCGCGGGCTATGCGCTGATCGTGCGCCGCGTTGTGCGGGCGGATAACGTCGGCCGCGTAGGGCGCTACGCCGATATGCGACGGAGAGAAGACCGACAGGAACAGCTTCCCGTCCTGCCGCACCGCGTTCGCCACAGCCTTCACAGCCGGTTCGAGCACGTATTCCCCTAGCTCGGACGCGCCCGGAATCACCGTCGCCTGGAGCGTCACGCTAGTGTCGCTCTTGGCCTCAGCCGCCGCCTTCTTTGCATCGCGCCGGGCGTGCTCATTGGCGATCCCCTCCGCCTTCAGCTCACCTTCGATCTCATCGATCTTGCGCGCGGCGGCCTTCGCCGTCTCGATGACCGATGCGGGATTCTCGATGGTCCGAGTGGCCCGTGCCAAGGTGTCTTCTGCCTCGCGGAGCCGCGCCTCGAGATCGGTCGGGCGCTTCTGGATGTCCTCGTAGGCGTTGACGACGCCGGCAGATGGGCGCATTCCTCTACCTGGCTCGGAGCCCTCCGGCGCTTCCATGACAACCGCTTTGATGTCGCCAGCGCCGAAGGCGGACCCGTCGAGGCGAAGCGTCACGGTATTCACACGGACCATGCCGTCCTTGTCGGTGACGTGGTACGAGCCGTGCGACGCCAGGATGTCGAGACCGCCGATGGAACCCACCTTCACCGAACGATCGGGCTGCTTGTCGGCCACGATCGCGGCCTGCGCGAGGATGGCCGCGTCGGCATCCTTCTGCTTCGTGTAGGCCTTCCCGCCGACCTCCATCGCGAATGCATCGCCACGTTTCGAGGACCACGTCTTGAGCCACGCCTTGGTGTCGGCCAGTTCCTTCGCCACCGTCTCGATACGGTGGCTGGACCGCTGGGCGTCCGCGCCCGCCTGCGCCAGTGCCCGTTCCGCCGCCGCCGCCTGCGCCTGAAGCCGAGCCAGCTTGCCCTTCAACTCCACCAGCTCGATCGTGCGCGGGTCTCCGGACGCCCGCATCTGCGCCTCTTGCAGGGACATCGTGGACGGATCTTCTTCCGTCATCGACATCGCTTCGCCCTTCATGAACCGGCGAATCTGGTAGTCCTTCGTCGTCAACATGCCCCAGAGCCACTCATCCGTGGTGCCCTTGGTGACGTAGCGCACCAGTTGCACGTGGTCATACGTGTTGCCCTGTCGGATGCCGCGCCCCATGCGCTGGCGCAGGTCGCCCGGACGGCCCGCCCTCGGTGCGTCCAGTTCGTGAATCGCCGCCAGGCGTGTCTGGATGTTCATACCAACGCCGCCCTTGTCGGTGGACGCGAACACGAATCGCACCTTGCCTTCATTCGCGGCCTGAAACAGGGCCAACCGCTCCGCGCTCGTAGACGCCTGGTGGATGTAGGCGATCTCGTTCGCTGGGACTCCTCGCGCCACCAGGGCCGCCTTCAATGAGTCATAGAGGTTGAAGGCGCCAGTATCGTCGTCGGCCATGACGTCGTCGCCCTCGTCTATGCGGTCCTCCTCGTCTTTCAGCTCGCCGTCTGTCTTGTCCTCCACGGTGACACCGCGCATGAACTCCAGTGGACCTGGGTCCTTCGGTGTCCCCAAATCCAGAAACACCAGTTGGACGCCCTTCTTCTTTGCCTCCTGCTTGTAGATCGTCGCCATCTTCTTGGCGGCGATATTGATGCGTGAGCCAGGGAAATCCGCAGCCGCATCACCCAAGATGAGGCGCACGTCCACCGCCGCCTTCTTCGCGTCGTTCATGATCGTCAGGATGTTGTCTTGACGTCCGGTCGGTAGCCCAGTCAGGGGGTGCGGCCTCGCTGGCGCAATGTACTCCTGCTTCCGGTAATCCCACCGAGGCGGGGTGTCCTTGATGTTCTGCATCCGCTGGGAGAACCACTCGCGGAGCTTGGGATACATTGGGTGCGCGTCGGTCTGCACGATCTCGATCTTGCCGCCGGCAATTTTCGGCAGCTTGAGATACGGCATGTCTTCCCAGCCGACGTAGTCCATCACCTCGCGCATCATGCGCGAGAGGAGTTGGAGGTTGGAGAAGTCCCGGAGGCGGCGCACTTCCTTGTACGTGCCGTCCGGCTGCTGCTCGATCGCGAGCCCCGCGTGCGCGAACATCGCGTACCAGTTGTCGAAGTTGTCGAACCCGTTCCGGCGCAACGTCTGCGGCTGGAGGTATCGCTGCATTGCATACACCTCGGCCATGCTGTTCATCAGAGGGGTCGCGGTGGCGAGCACCAGGTTGCGGTAGTTGGACTGCTCATTGATGGCCTGCACCTTCACGAACAGGTCGAGTGCGCGATCCGACTCCGACCGAGAGAGCCCGCGCAGATTCTCCAGTTTCGAGTAAAAGAACAGGTTTTTGAAAGCGTGCGCTTCGTCAATCAGGAGCGCATCGACGCCGAGCTGTTCCCAGACCAACGCCTCGTCTGCACTGCGTTCCTTCACGCGGTCGCGGAGCTTGCGAACCTTGTCCTCGATCTTGGCCCGCTGCCGCTCGGCCTGCTTGCTGTTGGGGTCATCCTTGCCCATCTGGTCGAGCAGGCTCGTCAACTCGCGCGTCCACTGCTCCATCATTGCGATCATGCGCTCCTCGGAGACCCTCAACAGGCCAAACGAGGAATGCGGCACAAGGACGATGTCCCAGTCACCATAGGCGATTCGAGCCATCGCCGTTTGCCGCTTCTTGGACTCGAGGTCCTTCTCGTCGAACGCCGCGACCTTGGCGTTCGGGTACAGCGTGAGGATGTCGCGGCGCCACTGCGGCAGGAGATACGTCGGCACGACGATCATGGGCTTGCGCGCCCTGCCAGTGCGCCGCATCTCCATCGCCGCCGCAATCATCTCGAATGTCTTGCCCGCGCCGACCTCGTGGGCCAATAAGGTGTTCCCGCTCGCCAGGATGCGCCACACGCCATCGTTCTGGTGTTTGTGGAACTGCAAGGGCTCGCCAGCCGCGTTGTAGAGGGTCGCCATGCCTGGATACGTCATGTGCGACCCGTCGAAGGTGCGCTCAACCGTCCGGTTGTAGCGCGTGTTGTAGATATGCAGGACCCGATCGCGCACGCCTTCGGTGTCGAAGACGTATTTCGCCCAAGCCGACCGCACCTCTTCGAGGTTCGCCCGAGCGGCCAGTGTAGGCTCAGGCTCAGGCACAAATCGGCGATCCTTGCCGACTCCCTCGTAGTGCCCCAACTGCGGCAATTTCAGGTTGAGGGCATCTCCCACCATGTCGAGGAAGGTGTAGACGCCGCCACCATACTTCACCGAGAGGGGGTGTTGTGCCGCCGCCGCTGATGCGCGGTATGTCGGCGTGACCGACCACCGCACCATCGTGGACGTCGCCCCGACCTTCACCCTGACGTCGCCGCTGCCGACACCGAGCTGGCTGGCCACGAACCCCTCGTAGTCGCTCGTGTTCACCCAGGCCGCGCCGAGGTTGACCGAGACGGCTCCGGTTTCGATGTCATCGTATGTCTTCGGCCGTGGCTGCACGGATTCGAGCGCTGCGATGTTGGCCGCGAACCTCCCCTTCTTGTTCGCCGCCTTGGCGTCCTCGAGCCTTGTCACCACGTCGCCGGAGAGATACTCCTCGCCAAGCACATAGCTGCCGTCCGGCTGTTCGAAAACCAATCCATCGGCTTCCAGGCTGGCGCGCAACTCCTTGACCGGCGTGCCCGAGAGCTTCGCCATGTAGTTCCAGTCGATCGACGCGAACTGGCCCAGGGACGCGAGGAGGGCGTCCTTCGGCGTGTCCACCGTGGTCTTCTCGACTGGCGGGTTGATCGTCCGCTTGGTGAAGATGTCTGAACGGCCGACGACCTGATACTTGACCGTGAGGATCTTGGACCCGTCTTTGCGCTCGGTCTCTTGCGCCTTCGCCTCGAGGCGTTCGAGCGCCAAGAGGTTCGTAGACTCGGGGTCCGACGAGAACAGCCGCTTGTTCAACGGCGCGTTCAGTTCGCCGTGTTCCTTGACGAAGGCGTCGTAACGCTTCGTGAGCGCCCGCTGCGCCTTGGCGATCTCCGCGTCGGTGGCCTCTCGACGGCCCATCGCCGCGACGGTCTCGCGCAGGGCGTCTCGAACCTGCACCATTCCCGCTATCCGCTTCACCGCCGCCGCGTCAGGCTTACCGTTGCGCATCGGCGTGGCGTCGTGGGCCTCTCCGTCGCTGGTGACGACCTCGATCTTTCCCTTGGCGCCAATCCTATATTCGCCAGCCTTGTAGGTGCCCCGCTCAACCAGCGTCGGCTTCGGCCCCACGCGGGCCGCACGCTGATACGTGCCTGGTGGCAGGATGGACTCCAATCCCCGCGCCAGGTCGGCGAGGACATCGGCAGAGGTCGCGGACACCGTGTACTCACTGTCTGAGTACATCGACCCCTCAAGCGCCTCCGCGCCCAGAATGTACTCGGGATGTTCGGCGTACCACGCTGACCGATACGGCCGCTGCCCCCGTCTCCCAGCCAGCGAGGGGTGTTCGATGGACCGCAGGAATAGATCGTTGTCCTTTGCGGGTTCCTGCCCTTCCTCTCGGCGGCGCAGCACGATCAAGTCCGTGACGACTTCAGTCTTGGCCGTCTTGTCGAACGCCGTGTTCGGTAGTCGCACCGCGCCGACGAAGTCCGCGCGATCCATCAGGTAGGACCGCGCACCAGCGAACTTGACGTTGTCCATCGTGTAGCGCGACGTCACAAACACGACGAGACCGCCAGGGCGCACATGCTCCAGCGCTTTCGCAAAGAAGTAGTTATGAATCCGAGACGTCACCTCTTTCGGCAACAGGGCGTCGTCCACCCCGTAGTCGCCGAACGGCACGTTGCTGATGACGAGATCCTGCGTTCCGCGCGCAATCATCGCCTTCTCGTAACCCACTGCCTGCACCGTGGCCGATGGGTAGAGATACCCGGCGATCGCCGCCGTCAATGGTTCCAGCTCGCTGGCGCTCAGCGTCGAGGCGACACGAACATCTGGCGGCATCAGGCCGAAGGCGTGGCCCGTGCCGACCGCTGGCTCAAGGACCCGGCCCCCGTTGAACCCGGCGCGTACCAGGGCTTCCCAAATCGGTCGGTACAGGTCGAACGTGAAGTGGGCGTTCAGGCGGGACTTGCCCATCGCAGCCCGCTCGGCCTCCGACAACGCGCGGATGCGCTCCCAGATGGCCCGCTCGTTCTTGCTCCAGCTCTGTCGCGGATAGCTCTCGAGGAATGGCGCGATGTCGGAGGCGCCCCACCCGACGTACTTGGCGAGCACTTCCTGCTCGGCCGCAGTGGCGTACCGATCTTCGGCTTTGAGCTTCGTGATGAGGTCGATTGCGTCGAGGTTGTCCTTCGCTCTCGTGACATTGCCTCGCGCAACGATCGCCTCGATACGCTCCGGCGTGAGGTCGAAGTCTAGTGCCGGGTGCCCTGGATCGTGAGTGGCTCCGGTGGGGGAAACAGCCACTGGGGACGGGTGATCTCCTCCGCCTCCAAGCGTGACATCTGGTTCTGGTACATCAGCAACATCGTTTCGTACTCGCTCCGCCAGTACGCGGCCCTCACTGCCGTGTCCAGCGACCACGCCCCCCTCCGCCTCAGGCTCGCGCACGTCCTTGGCAGGAACCTCTCCCAGTGCTCTTTCGCTTCCAGCTCCACGCCCCCCAGCGGTTCCACCTGTACGGGCGGGAAGTTCTCCGGTGTCATCTGTCTTTCCATCTGCCTTCTCCTTCGCTACACGCGCTGCCGGTAGCGTAATCTCCTCAGTGCGTCCTGTCTGTAGGGACTTCACTTCGAGCGTGACCGGCTGTGCCGCCTTCGATGGATACTCCTTCTGGAGCAATTCCTTGTTCCGCAAGAGGTTGGTCTCGTGCCGAGACCGCATCGTCGCGTTCGTCTCGGTCTGGAGTTCCTTCTCGGCGTAGGCGATGTTCCGCCGCAACGTCTCTTCGGAAACTGGCGCCGTTGGTGCGACGTTGCGCTTCTTCGGCGGCTCGGCTGCGACTGCCTTCTCCGCCCCGGTAATCGTTTTGGCCTGCATCATTACATTGACGAGCCCGGCCTGTGATGTCGCCTTCCGGTACCACACCTTGTTCGCCTTCGCCCAACGGAACCCTGCGGCCTTGAGCTTGTCGAGCACCGCGCGATCAGGCTTCTCGGAGAAGGACACCTCGACGCTGCCGCGTTCCGGGTTGACGGCCACGGTGGTGGCCGCTCCAGCCACAGCGACCGGCTGCTCCGCAGCAGCCTCGTCACGCGTGCCAGCCCGAGCCGGGAGCTGTCCGAGTGGGGCCGTCGTGTCACCGCTCTTCGCCCACTCCTCGAATCCGTCCCAGCCCATGCGCGTGATCGCGCCGATGCGTTGCGGCCCTTTCCTGTCAGAGAATCCGGCCGCGTAGAGATCCCGAGCCTCCTTCTCGCTGTTGGTTCCGAGAATGGCCTTGTGCTCGTCAAACGCGCCTGTCTCCGGGTCGATCTGATCTACGACGTAGACGCGCTTCGACTCGTGGTTCGGGCCGATATACACATCAACATGGTCGCCATCTGCCCCGGTCGTGCGCTTTAGGTAGCCGTAGTCGGCCGGCATCGTTACCGACCACTCCTCGCCGTCCTGTGTCTTCCCAGCACGCACCGACCCGACCGGGTTCTCGATCGTGATATCGAGTCCGCGAACCGTGACGTGTCCCTTTTTGTAATTGCCCGCCTCTTTCTGCGCCTCGGTCGGCTCCGTGTTGACCTCGGCACGTGCGGCTTCTACCGCTTCTTGGATGGCTGGGACTTCTTCACGTGCTGGGGTAGCGACTTCCCTTTCGGCGTCTCCTTCTCCCAGCGCTTCGCCATCGCTGGTTCGTTCGCGTGCATCCACTTGCGCTGCGATTGGCTCTTGAACGGACTCATCTGGGCCTCCTCTTGGCTCGCGCTCCATCCGCTCGGCCTTTTGGACTTCGCCGTACAGCTTCGCGGAGATGGTCGGGTAGGGACCTTTCGACATCGACACCGTCTCTCCAGAGTCCGGGTCGGTGATCCGCATCACGCCTTCGCCAGTCTGGGAACTGCGCCACAGCTCGTAGCGCATCCCGCCGATCTCCTGACGATCCTTCAGGCCGACAGACACGCCCATGAGCGTCGCTTCTTCTGGGCGGTCCCTCTCGCGATCTTGCGCCAAGGGCGGGACGGGCGGATGTTCCACCTCCGCTACGTCGAACGACACCTGGTCCGGCTCGGGAACTGGTTCCGGCTCGCGCACCTTCTCTGGTAACGCGGCCTCACGTGGGGCTTCGGGCTCGAACGGTGCGGGCTCCATCTCCTTGAGCGTGGCGCGCGTGGGCTCCTGAACAACCGTCTGCACCTCCTCCGGCGCGAAGGCGACGTCAGCCTCTGGCTCGATCGGTCCGCGAACTCCTGATAACGACTCTCGGATGGCCTGCTGTTCGGGCGTCAACGCATCGCCACGAGACCGCATCGCGTCCACGATGTCAGCCTGACGCGCCTGCGCCTCTGGGGAGACCGCGATGTCTTCGATGGGCGGCACGGTGGCCCTACGTCCCTTTTCTGGCACGCCACCACGGTGCGCGATCGCCTCTTGCGCCTCGGCTGAGAGTTGGGCGTTCCGCGACAGCACCTCTTCTCGCGCCGCACGCGCAACCATCGGCTCTTCGAACAATGTCTGCGCCCGGTACCCAGGAACGTCGCCAGTGCCATACCCGGACCCGCTCAGTTTCGCGGCTAGGGACAGCGCCGCTCCTTTGGCTCGTGCCGCCTTGGCGGCGACCGCTGCCGCGTTGACCATATCGCCAGTCACGAACTCGTCAACTGACTTCATGCCAGACGCCAGCGCGCCGATGTCTCCCGCGAGCGCTTGCGCTTCCGGTGATGCGCCTACACTCTTCGCAACTTCCTCGCCGAATTTGGCAGCGAGCGCCGCTTTCAAGAGCGCCCACCCAGTGCCAACAGGGTTCACGACGGCGCCAGCCGCGACAGCCGGCGTGCTGATCTGGAAGATGCCCTGAATCAGCTCATGGGCAGACGCCATGCCCGCCTTCTGCTCCTCGTCGCTGAGTGGCATAAGGGCGAGTTTAGAGAGCGCCTTTACTGTTCCAGGCGTGCCCTCGATGATCCGAGATGCGCCCTCGCGGACTGGTAGATCCAGAACCCCTTTCCCGTAGGGGACTGGGTGCATGGTCTGCCCCGTCTTCGGATTGATACTCGGGAGGCCTGGACCGGCAAATCGAGCCGGCGCAGTAGGCGCATTCGTGGGACCCTGGTACTGCGACTCGACACGCCCCGCCAACTCGGACAAGTCGCGATGCCGCTGGTCCTCGAACTGTTGCTGCGCCCTGTCGAGCGCCGCCTGACGGTCAGCGTTGAGGCGGGATAGGTCCACGGCGACAGGGTCGTCGGCGGCGGACTGCTGGATCTCCCCCACGTCGAACGCTATTTCATCCGCACCTAAGGCGATATCGGACGGGCTGGATTCGATTTCGTCCGTCGAAAATGCGATTTCATCACTGGGCTTTTGCGGCACGTCACGGCACCAATTTTCCCAGAATCTTGCCGTCGCGGTAGCCCGTCACCTCTCTGCGCTTACCGTTAACTACCACGATCGCGCCGATCTCGGGCGCACCGGGTGGCTTGGTCGCGGCGGACTTCGACCCGCTGGGCGCGTTCGAGGTCGGCGGTTTCTGTGATGATGGCGCACCCTGTCCCGTGCGGCTCGCCATCTCGGCGTCACTGATGCGAGCCCCAGGAGACGTCATCACCGTGGCTCGCTCGGCCGGCGTCATCGCCTGCCACTTCTGGTACGACGGCGGCGGCTGGTAGGCCGGCATGTTCTTCACGCCAGTGGCGTATCCGTACTCATCCACCTTTGGCTCCGCACGCTGACGCTCCTCGTCACGCGCGCGCGCGTACTGAGCCGACCAGTCCTTGTACACCTTGTACTCTGGATCGTCCGCGCCTGTCGCGGCCTTCGCGTCTTTCGCGGCAGCGTTCGCCACACGGCGCTCCTCGGCGGCCACGCGCCTCGCTTCCAATTCGAGACGCCGCTTGTCGCGCTCCTCCGATGCCAGGTCCTTCGCGGCCTGACGTCGCTCGCCCTGAAGGCGAATGCGCTCAGTCGGATCCATCACCGCTTCAATCGCTCGCTGCCCACTGTCCTCGGTCCACTCGTCGGGGCTGTCAAAGCGATCCTTGAATTCATCCGGGATGCCGCTGTAGACCCGTGCGTACATCTCCCGATTGCCGGCCGCTCGCGCCAGTTGAGAGGAGTAGTTCCGCAGGGCGGTCTCTGTGCGGATCTTGTCGGCCTGCGCGCTCCGCTGCTCGTTCAGCGCCTCCGCGCTGGCTCGCGCGGCTTCACGCTGGGCATCGGTGGCTTTCAATGTGCGCTGCTTGCCGGACCGGGCCTGCAACTGCGACAGCGTCTCGCCCACCTTGGCCGGGTCGGGGTTCCCGTCAGGACCGAGAATCGATGCCAAGACGGCGTTGCCGGTGTCTGGGCGCAACGTGCCCTGCTTGATCGCCGAGGCAATACTTGTCGCCATCAGTCCGGCCTGATCGTCTGCGCCATCCAACCGCGAGGCCGCGTATGCCATCGACCCGATCACGTCCGACTCCGCCTCATCAAGGCCGATCTTGTCAGCCTGCCGACGAATCGACGCTGAGTCTAACTCGTCGAAGTGCGCGAGCATGTCCGGGATCTTCGCCGCCGCTGGCGTGTCTGCCAAATGCGCCGCGAACTTGGCTCGGTCAACGCTTCCCGTGGATGGGTCCAGAGCGGCCGACATGGCTGAGTTGATCGCGTTCTCGGCTGCCTGCTGACGCCGCTCGCGTTCGAGCTGGGCCGTCCGGATCTCCGCCTGCATCGCCTCGGATTGACGGCGGCGATTCATCTCAGGAATGCGGCCACTACCTGCCCGAGTTGCCCCAGCAGGTGCCCGTACGCCGCGCCGCCCACACCAGCCCCGCTCGCCTTGGCCGCACCTACGGCGCGTATGGACTGAGGAATCGCGTCAACGAGGCTCATGCGGTAGCCGCCCCCGCTGCCGAGGTCCCACGCGAGGCGAGGCGGTCGTACCGGTCGAACGTGTCGTTCCCATTGTTCCGGAAGATGTTGTACGCCTGCTGATATTCACCGAGCGCGTTCTGGTACTTCTGCTGCGCGAACTGGTCCGCGAGCCCGGTGGCGAAATTCATGATCGCCTTCTTTTGACCACCCGAGTTAACCGTGCCACGCGCCGCCGCCGCTGAGTCCAGCGCGTGTACACCCTCGTCGCGAGCGAACTGATAGCCCGGCATCGCACGGATTTCATCAATCGAGGGCGCCTTGAACTCTTTGTCCCACCCCTGCGCCAGTGACCCGAAGCTCCCGAGGCCACCTGCGCCGCCGTCTCCGGTCAGCCACTGGAAGCCCTTGCCACCGATGCCGGCTGAGTTGATGACGTCTACGATCTGCCCGGTCGGGAGTTGGATCTTTCCAGCGACCCCGGCCGCGTTCCGCAGGACCTTGATGCCTGATTGGTTCAATTGCTGCTCGAGCGCCATCAGCTCCTGTGGCGTCTTTGGCGATCCAAACCGGCTCGTGAACGCGCCCTCGTCCCACTGCATCGGGTTGTTGGCCTGGATGCCGGCCTGCGGTGCAGGTCCGCCAGGCTGCGAGGCCTGTGCCGGAGGCGCGTTCTGCGAGAACCAATCGTCCCCACCACCGGCAGGCATGCCCATGCCAGCCCCCATGCCACCGAGGCCGTAGTCGTTCTCCGCCTGCTGGTCGTACATCAATGCCGCCATCGCTTCTCCAGCCTACTGAACCACTTGCGCGCCGAGTTGCTGATAGTGCGGCACCTCGGCAGCACTCACCATCTTGACCATGCCACTGGGCGCACGCATCGGCACCATGTCGCTGGGCTGGCCGCCTGGAACCGTCGCGCCAGGCGCACCGCTCGCTCCCATGTTCGACGGCTGCTGTACCGGTACGCCACCTCGGTCGATCTGCGTCTCGGCGCGGTAGCCACCTTCTGGTGTGCGAATCCCCATCAACTCGCCAAGCTTCACGGTCGCCGCGTTGCCCACGCCGATGGCCGGCGCGAGTTGATTCTGGCGCGTGGCGTACTGCTGCTTCTGCCAATCGAGTGCCTGCTGGGCCGCCTGCGCCTCAATGTCGGAGGCGCGCTTCTGGGCGTCTACCTGCATCTTCGTGCCGACGAGGCCGGCCGCAGCCGGAATGCCTTGCTCAACGAGCGGTCCCGCGATCTTGCTCCACAGAGATGGCTTCTTCGCCATAGCCATAGCACCAGACGCGACCGCTGATCCAGCGGACGTGCCGACCCCTGCGCCAGTAGCGGCCCCCGCGCCTCCAGTAGCCGCCCCGGCTCCACCCGTCGCCCCACCGAGCACGCCCCCCAATGGCCCGATACCAGCAAGGCCGAGCCCGCCCAAGGCGACGCCGCCCACGATGCCCGCGATTTTCAGATTGCGACCAGTCCGACTCGTCTGGTTCATGTTGCCAGCCGCGTCGATGTGGAAGTCCTTCGGCACTGGCACCCCGTTGGTCTGTAGGTACGCGGCGAACGCTTTCTGCTGGTCCTTGGAGAGCTTGATGGGGCGATCGGTCCTGATGCCGTTCTGTGCCATCCACGTCGCCCAGAGCGGCGATTGCCGCAACTGCTGGTTGAACTGGTCGAGTGTGACCTCAGACGTGCCTTTGCGTGTAAACGCGCCGGCTTGAACAGTGGGATTCGGCATGGCGGTTACCGCATTGTCGTGTCGCGGGCGGACATCAGCGCAACGCCTTCCACGCGAGGACGCCGAGGCACACGCAGACCCACACGGCGCACACGGCGCTCGCGATCATCCACGGACGCCAGAACGACGCATAGGCTGCGAAGTCAGATGTCACCGGCCCTCCCATCACACGGCCTCGTATGCCCAATACAGGGTGACGGTCAGTGTGTTTCCTGCCCCGCCACCCGTGAGGTTCCCAGCACCATTGTTGTCGAAGTACACCACCAGGGGGACCCCGTCAAGGTCGGCAACACCAGGCATGTTGGCGGGTGGGTAGTTCTGCACCCACGAACGCGGCCCCGGCGCACCCTGGATCATGTCGGCCGGTGGAAACATATCGAACACCTTGCTCCACGCGCTCCCGAGCAAGTCCGTCAGCTCGGTCAGCGGCGTGGGCGCGATCGTGGAGTCGTTCGCGATGACGCCATACATGAAGTAACCGGACGACTGCGTCGCGATCAGGAGCGCCGCATACGTGGGGTCCACGTTGGCGTAGGCGCCGTTCGAGGAGTCCAAGTTCCACGTTCCCGCAATCGGCTTGATGCGATAGCCAGATGGCGGTGTCACGATGGGGACCGATGTTGACGGTAGCGCCAGTATGTCCGCGTCGCTGAGCACCACGGTTGTGCGTCGGACCAGTCCCTCGAGTTGATTGCCCGCGTTCACGACTACACTACTGCCATCCACCCTGACGGCGAGAGGAGCGCCGGGAGACCCATCGCCATCAAGGGCACCAGCGGGATCTACTGAGACCACCGTGGAGCTGTAGGCGACCCATGCCGTGCCGGTCGATATCACCGTCGCCCCGGTGTCTGTCTCGAAATAGACCGTCCCGGCGTAGACCGACGTGGCTGGCGGACGCTCAGAGGCCAACCCGAACAGATTGCGCTGGTTGATGAATTGGATCAGTTGGTTGACGAACATCAACCACACTTGGCTGACATTCCCATTCGCCCCAACAATTGGCGCGACCGGTGGGGTCGGCAGTCCTCGGATGATTGCCACCCTACGCCCCCCCGAACTCCACATCAATGAACACGTTCAACCAGTACCACAACAGCGGATCCGTAGCCGACACCTCACACAGGCCATTTCTGAACCGACCCAGTTGGTTCAGCGTCGGCCGGAACTCATAATCCCCACGTGTTCCCGCTGGCATCTCGATGATGTCCCCCCACGTGCGCCCACCATCTGGAGAAAACCGCAACGTGATGAGTGGATCGCTGCCTTGACCAGATATGGGCGCGTCACCGCTCTGCATCAGCAGCTCGAGCCGTGACACGAACGCCCAGTACGACCGGTTGAACGGGAGTGGAAACCGGCGCAATCGTCGTATCTGGTACGTGGTCTGCGGAGACGGTTGCGCCTCTGTCCCGATCGCCAGCCAGATGAAATCGAATGGCGTTGCGTCGCGAGATGTCCACTCAATGTTGAACGCCCCGTGAGAGCTGAGCGACCGAAAGATTGCGACGTTGGGAAACACCGTGGCCGCTCCGGCAGCGGTCGCCGTCAAGAGTACCGCGTCGTTACGCACAATGCGCGCGCCGGTTACCGGGGTGGCGTTGTTCCTGGTCTCGCCGCCCCAATACACGCCCTGCCGACCACCACCGATGTAGCCAATCGCAACCGCCGATTCTCCGATGGACACCGTTGGCGCCTCGGTCAACCCGACCGCCGCGAGTATTACCGCAATGGCATTGATTCCGCACGCCACAGTCTGAAGGCCCGTCGTCGGCAACGCGCGCTGGACCCCGGCTGTCATACGAATCGCCTCTCCGGACAGTGCGACAAGTGGGCCAGGGCCACTCGCGCCGGTCAGGAACGACGCGTCTGAGTAGGCGACATCTGGAACGTTACCAGGAGACGTGCTCGCGACACCAATCGTCGCCCACGGAGCCGCTGACGAAAGGTATCGCGAGTTGTTGTCTTGGCTACGCGCCCACGTCAGGGCTGTCCCTATGCCGCTGTCTTTTGTGCTCCAGCCAATCCCCACGCGTTGCCCTCCGGCGCCGGTCGTATTACCACCACCGGTGCCGAAACTCCCAGATGTAGGCCGAATGAAGCCCTTGAGCGCAGGCGCGGTCGCGTACGTGTGCGCGCCAAGGATGGCGCTGACCATCGTCACCGTGAGATCGTCGCCGCCGAGGACAAGGATCATGTAGGTGTCGCCGCTGACGTCGTTCTGCGTCAGCGTGACATCAAACTCCCCGTTGCGAACCGCCGTGATGTGACCCAAACGGAATTGGTCGCCACCGAAGAACGCGTTCGCCCCGAGCGCCATGAACGACCCATCGGAGGAATTACCAGCGCTGGCAATCTTCAGTGTGGGCGTCAAGAACTCATCGCGGTCCGACGTCCCCCCGGACCCGCGCGACGTCAGGCCGTCCGCCCCCGCGTTGAAGTTCATGCCGTCAACGCCGGTCGCGGTTGATCCCAAGACGTTAACCAGTGTTCGCCCACCGATGGGCAAGAAGACTTTACCTGCGAACGCGATAGGCGCGCCCGTGGAGACATCGACCACGCCGGTCACGGTCTTGACTCCGGGGCCCGCCGAGACCGTCCAATGCACTACGGCTGAATACATCGCCTATACCAGCACGTTCTCGGCGAACGAGGCCGCCATTTCGTAGATCATCCCGGAGTTGCGCGCCCCGATGAAGTGGCGCCCCCACGCGTAGCAATGACACCGCGCAATGTGCGGTTCCCACACGCCGTCCACGTAGTTCCAGATCGCGCGCTCGTGCCAGAGCGCCTCCACGAAGTCGTACACCAACGTCGTGTTCATGCCAGGGACATAGAGCCAGTAGAACACGTGGCCGTCTATTTGGTGAACGAAGGCCTCACCAAGCGCGAGGCTATTGGTAACATCCTGGATGAACGGCGTGACGCCATACGTACTGAGCTGGGAGGGCGTGTACCCCGTCGCGCGCACGACCGTTCCGCCACCACGTTCGTCCTGCGAGAGCCACGTGATCGTCTCGCCGTCGCGTCGCGCCGTCCACGGAGACCACGCCCCAGTATCAATGAATGCACCCTGTATCGGCGCGAACGGCACATCGGCGTTGCCGTTGTCGGCGTGGATTTCCGTTGTCGCTGTTCCAACCACCCACACTTGACGCCCGGACCGGATGAGAAACGCGATGTTGTCGGACCCCCAATTGCGCTCGATGTACCCGAGCGGATCCCATGTCAACCCGTCGTTGATGGCCGAGTAGTAGTACCGGCGCGAGTCGGCCACAAGCGCGAGAAATCTCCCGTCGCAGTACTCCACCATCGACACAACTTGCCCGTCTACGTCCACACTCGTGAAGGCGTCCGTCAGAAGGTCGTAAATGTAGAGAACCCCAGCCGACACCACGCATACCTGATTGCCGGCGCTGCCGTTGGACGCGATCGATGAGGGTGTTCCGTCATACAGCACTGTTCCCCGTGGCTGATACGTGCCATCTTCGAAGAATTCCGCGAACGATGTGCCGCACACCGCGAACGCGCGGCCGTCCTGGAAGAACAGCGCGGACGTGTCCGTGTTGAAGATTTCACAGAACGGCTGGATCCCCTCGCAGGGCCGAAACCCTCGCTCCGTCTTTCCACCGAGGCCCCGCGTGGACTCAACGAACATGTTGATCGTCCGCTGATCCGAGAACTGCGGAGACCTGAATACGTTCGTGCCGCCGACGAATTCCGGTACCGGGACGCGCTGCGGCGACATGCCCTACGCCCTCCCGCGCCTACTATTCGACCCGGTTCGCCAGTTGTAGAGCCCATACCCAGACCCCATGCCGGGCACTCCCACGTCTGACGAGATGTTTGGCGTCTGCGCGTTTTGGTCGGCGATGACCTTGAATGTCTCGACAATCAATGACTGCACTTCAGCACTCAGGTCGCGCTGGAAGTCCCCCGCCGCTCTCTTTACCAACTGGTAATGCAGGGCCTGTTCGTACCCCGGTGGGAAGGTGTAGTCCGTGGCGTCGATGTCCGCGAATCCGCGCAGTGGCGTGGGAATGTAGAGCGCCAGTCCGAGTGGTTGCCCACCATTCGGGACCGGATACAGGTAGAGATTGCCCAACCCGGTCTTGGCCCCGGTGGTCGCGAATGCCCCATCGAAGTACAGGCCCGTCGCCAGCGACGAGGCCAGGTCCTTGATCGCAATGGCCGCGTACTCCTCAGGCTTGAAGATCGCCAGCGGTGTCTCGAGCGTCGGATTCGTCGTCTTGACGATGAGATTCGCCGTTGAAATCCACCCTGGACGCTGGATGTTGATGTCTCCACCGAGGCCGACCGTGTACGGGTTCGAGACGCCGCCCTTCCCGGCCGTCAGCGTTGGCACGGTGATGCGCAACGTCTGGTAGACGGTCAGACGCTGGGCCGCCCACGCATCCAGCATCTCATTCGCGAGGTCAAAGACCACACGGACATCGATCGCGTTCAAGGGCTGACCACTGCCGTATACACCGACCGTGCGCAGGGTCTTCTTGGCGAGATCAACGAACTTCATGTGGCCTTCGTCCTTTGCCTGTTACGCCCGCGCCGCGCGTGGACGTGCCGCCTTCTGCGCAGCATTGGTGATAGCCGCCGGGAGGGGCCGACGCGTCCGTGTGGCCTTCGGCGTAGGCGCGCCTGCTGGTTCCCCTTCGGCGGCCATTGCCTGCCCCAGTCCGTCTTCCGGTTCGTCCGACACGTCGTCACGTTCGATGCGCTGCCCGGTCAGCTCGAGGTACCGACGCTTGAGCGACCGCAGTTCAGCCGCGCGCTGCGCCTTGAGATCGCGCGCCGCCATGCGTCCCTCTCGGCCACCAGGCCGCCTGGGGTCCGCCCGCTCCTCTGACACGCCCTCGCGGAGGTTCATCTCGATGACGAACTCGTTTGGATCCGTGCGCCATCCGTCCTCGAGGTACTCCTCCTCCTCTTCGAACGTCGTGACGATCACAATCGTGCGCGGCAGTTTCTGCCGGGCTTCCTTCTTGACGACCGGATCCGGGTGATCCTTGATGAGCCGCGAGAGCGTAATGAACTCTTCGACGTACAGGACTTTCGGATATTCGGCGAATGCGCCCGGTTCAACCGGGGCGAGGTTCTGCTGACTGAGGATCTGCCGGAGCGCCAGGACTTCAGCGTCTGAGAGGATTTTGGAGACGTCGCGCATGGGGATTGGCCGTTCCTTCCTGATGTGGCGAAGCCGCCACCCCTCGATATTGGGGGGTGGCGGCCCGACCTGACTACCGGTGGGTAGTCTATCTCATCGGAGGCTTATCCGCCCGCGTAGATCGCCGCGCC